CAGACTGTGCATCCTAAGTTCTTTTAGAACTTGCCCCTCAACTTCAAAAACGGGATGTATAGACTTGGCTGTGATTACGATTGTTGAGCCTAGTCCATCGTTTGTTTGATTTCCGTAAGACACCGAAGCGCCCGCATCATATCCAAAGCATAAATACCTCCCGGTTGTTGTTTTAAACACAGGTAATACGCGGCGTTTAGTTAGCGTGTGCAATACGGAAGACATATCCGCAGAAATATCGCCTATAAAAGCTTCGACTTTATGGGTATATATACTGCTTTGTAAAGAGGAACTGTACTTGGCTCCATCCGGGGTATCTATTCTGATCAGATCGCCCGTATACTGCACCCCCGTAACTAGGCACGTATCGCATAAACCATCATTCACAAACTTAAAGCCCCCGAAACCCATGTATTCCAACACGTATAATTCTACTACGCCATCCGGTCTATACGCAGTAGGGGGCTTTATGTCCTTAACACTACTCACGTCCTACTACATTTACGCTACAACGGTTTCCGTCGGCGCTACCGTTACTACGGATTCATCTTTCAGCAAAGGAGCTATCTCCATAGAAGTACCTTGCAGGATAACAGTCCACCCCGTAGCATCTGCCTCAGCCGCGCCACTATTATAATCGAAGCCACCAGCAGGAGCGGATAAACCGCTCGTTCGGCCTAGTAGGCGAACACGTCCCGCGTTATCTACTACTACTGCCACGAATCGTCCTAAACTAAGCGCATCACCTTGATTAAGTACATCTATATCCAACTGATTCAATACCGCGTTAACAGTGTGTTGGCGGTACTTACTACCATTACCACCGACTAACAGCGTGTCACTATACGATATGGTGTTCTCTGAACTATCTACCCTGTAAAATTTCTCTCCTGTCGGCAAAGTTATTTTATCTATGTACCCATCTTTGTCGGTCTGGTAGGCAATAGCATTTTCTACGGCGTCCGCTCCCACTGTCGCACCGTGATAATTGGCAAGATACAAAGCTCGGGCACCTGCTACGGCGTACTGGCATATTTTTGAACCCAAATTTTGGGCTAATTTACAACCACTCATAATTTATATCTAATAAGTTAAGCAAATGAATTAATAATCCCCCGGGCGTCACCTGCATAGCACCCGGGGAGAAAGATTAGGCCGTGACTTCTTCTATATCAGAAGTACGCTGACTAAACACAACCGTAGTAGTACGGTCACTATCCGGTAAGGATACTATAACCTGCCCAATCCGTGTATCTCTGTTTCCGGTATTCTCCGTGGCAACAACAGTAACCGGCGTAACACTCATGCCGTTCACTGTAGTGGCCTCCCCTTTAGTCACTTTAAAGCCCTCAGATTGGCCGCTGACCTCCGGGCTAACGCCTACCGCCGTCATAATATTAAACTTCTTAGATTCGCCAGCAGCACGGAATACTATCGAATTAGGAAATACCTGTAAACCACCATCAGCAGGCGTACCACTCTGCGCCGTTTTAACGGAGTCTGACCAGATTACTGCCTCGTCTTCAAATGGAATTACGAAGCCCAAACGCAGACGTCCTTTAATAAACAGCTTATCTTCATTTGGTTTCGGGAAGTTGCCCAGTTCAATCTGGTCGATGTCACTAAGTAAATCCGTCAAAAGATATGCGTTCCGGCTATCAATTCCCACCAGAGTATTATTATCAATACCCTTCGCCGGGACAAATTCAACGCCTAAATAATATAGACGAGGGTTACGTTTGTCTGTATCGTCCACCGTCCAGGAAGCAGCAATAACCTGATTATTTTTGTCAGCGAGCGCCGAACGAATCTTTCTACGTGTAGCATAAGAGCCAAACACATACAGAGTACCGGATTCTTCACCTTGCAATACTTCCTCCGGTATTGCATCGTATACGGCCTCTACCGCTGCTAATACGTTAGCCTTAGTAATAGTACTACCTACGATCTGAATAGCGTCTTTACTACCCAGCAGGGTCGGTACCATTCCGTTAAACTGGTTGGGATCGTTAGTTTCGTTCCCGTTCATTATCATTTCTTCGATCTCGTTTGAAAGACCGATAGCAATAAGCGCCAATGTTGCAGCTTCAAGTTCAGGCGGGAGACTTTCATTTTGTGCGCCCGGGGACATCATGTACAACGTACGTTTGTTTTCCAGTTCATCGATACACTGCTCCAAATTAATTTTATAGGTCTTAACTTTCGCTTTCTTCTCTGAAAGTTTAATTACCTGATTAGGTGTCCAGCCGCAGTCTTTACCGTCGATCTGCAAAACCTTATTTTCCAGGTCAATCTGATTTAACAACTCATCGCCTTTGATACCCGTAAGAACACGGATATAGCCACCAGCAACCAGGCGTCCCCCGAACATAGCACGAGTAAACCACTCGGGATTTTCCTGGGCGTTATAGCTAAGCCCGTTAATATTATACATATTTGCCATCGTAATAATTATTTTTAGATGTTACTTCGTTTTTCTTCTCTCGTTCCGGCTACGAATAACGGCCGCCATCTTTTCGACATGCGTCATTTCAGAAGGTTGTTTACCTGCCTTGCCACCTTCCGCAGGCGCCTCTGCTTTTTTAGTGCTTGGCTCCTTTTTCAATTCGGCGATCTGTTTCTCCAAAGCCGCTATTTTCGCTTCTTTCGTACCTGCTTTAGCAAGATACTGTTTGCCGCGTACCTTTGCCTGTTTTATCTTTTTTGCCAATGCTGCGGCAGCTTCTTCCGGGGAGTCCTCGCTGGCTTCTGGCTGGGTAACAACTAACATACCACTATCGTCGATAACAATTACGTTACCATCCGCTAAGGCATGTTCGCCGGCCGGCATTTGTTCACCATCCATCGTAGCAAATCCTTCCTCGTCTACCCAGACTTCGTTACCGTCTTCCAACTCAAAGACTAAATACGGTTCGCCTGCGTCTACTTCATCTTTTGCAGCTTCATCTACCAGCGCCTCGGCAGCTTCTTCGGTTTCACCCTCTAAATAGGCAGCCATGGAACGCAGGAAAGCGGAAACGCCGCTCTTTCTGCCTTTCTTCTTTGCCGCTTCTGCCTCTTTAGCCAGTTGTGCGGCGGTTTTTGTCTCTTTTTTCATATTTACACTATTAAAATTAAAAATGCCTTCCAATGAAAAGCCGTTAACCCTCCCTGTCAGAACCTCATTATGCCAATAGGTCTTATCTTCAACCTTATAAGAGGCCATTAACGTACCTTTCGGCAGTTCTTCCAGTCCCAACGCAGCGGCTTTATCCTTATCCGGGTCGGTTATTATCCATATTTCTGTAAGGTAATTACCTTTTAACGGTTTAGCATGTTGGTGAGTAGTAGTACTTAACGCCAAACCGTCCCGCATCATCTTTTGCGCTATTTTTTCGATGTCAGGCGCGGTATACCGAATATAGTATTCACCTAATTCGTCGTCTCGTCTGTATATAGGCATATCCGGAATAAGCACCGGTCCCGTTAATACCTGCTTAGTTTTGTTTAGCGCAAGTTTAACGGGGCGTTGCTTATTAAGAGCAACAAAGTTCCGTTCTATGGCTGGGCATTCGACAAAGGATACAGCGAATATACCGGTATCATCTTTCTCCCCTACCTTACACTCGTACAATGGTATTTTCTTTTTCATACCCTAAAGACGAAATACCAAAAAATTGAGCTAAAAGCCTGCTATATCCTGAACGGTAGTAACTTCATTGGTAGCGTCGATAATATCGGTCACGGCAACTCTGGGAGAAAAATTAATCCCCTTTATAGTCTCTATTATTCGGTCTTCGCCAGACTCAGAAGAAGCCAAGATAACGGGCGCTGTCGTATCCCCAGGAAGAAAACCGGTTAAATCAGCCACGGTTAAAGATCGAGGGTTGTCGTTAATGAATCGTATTAACTCAGGGTTAGCATTGTAACTGCGTTTATTTACTACAAACTCGCCGCCTTCGGCTTCGTAATTAGTACCAGGGATGGGTACACCTCCGTTTGCATGACTAGGCCCTTTAATCTCCCCACCTTTCTCTAGCTTGGTAAGCTGTCGAGTCATAATACCGACTTGTGCCGCCCCCATAGCGCCAACAATGCCAGCCACCGCAATATTCAATGGCCATATAACAGTAGCAAGTGCCTGCGTCACTCCCTGCGCTGTATTCGCAATGCCTTGCGCTATGTTACTCACTAGCTCCGCGCGCTTCTGCGCCTTCTCTTTACGAGCTATTTGCGCTTCTAACGTCTCCTTTTCCCGAGCTAACTTCTGTTCCTCCCTGGCTGATTCTTGCCGTGCCTTTAGCGCATCCTGTAACTGAGCTTTTAAAGCCTCCGCAGTCCCTCCGGTTGCCTCCCTTAGACGGGCTTCTATATCCTCTACGTTCTTTGCGTCATCTTCCCGTTGCTGTTTAGCCTCTTCATACCTTTCATTAAGCGCATCTAACTGTTTATTAAGTGTCTCAATCTCGTAACTTAGTGACATGTTTAGCGTATCAGTAACTGACGTTACAGCCTGTACTGCCGCTCCTGCTATCTCCGATATTTTGCCGAATAGGTCTTTAAGTGCATCGATTGTAGTATTTTTCCAGTTTTCCGTATTCTTTTTCTGCATATCCTGTGCATCCGATATCTTACGGGTAGCCTCCTCCATAGCTCGGGAATACCTCTGGACTTCGGCCTCATACTCTGGCGTTCCCTTCTTTAGTGAGGCTAATGCCAATTCATGTGCGGCAGTCTCTGAGGCTTTGTACGCTTTTAAATTACCTATATACTCGTCTAAAGCAGAATTTACTTCGGAGAGGTTCTTCCGGGTGGCTTCAACGTCGATAAGTTTTAGCCCATCTTTTTCCCTAACAGTGGCCTTACTTATTTTCTGCTCTATCTTAGACAACATATCATCAACCGCCGATAATTCCAAGTCTGCCCGTTTTTGTGCGTCTTCTGCTACAGCCGCCTGTATCTCATTCGCTCGGGCCTCCTGAGCATTCCGGATAAGCTGCGTTATCTTCGCCTGCGCTTCAACGGTCCGGTTCTCCTCTTTTTTCAACTCCTTTTCAAGTGCTTCTACCTGTTGGTCATAATTTAGGTTTATCCCGGCTAATCGCTTGTCTAAACCTTCTTCCATGACAGCGACATTACTGGCGTTAACCTGCCTTTCCAAATCCAGCAGGCGCTCTGCCTGATTCTTTTTTATCTTTTCAAGCTCCCAGCCTTTTTCTATTTCCAGACTTTGTATCTGGTCATTTATTGCAGCACGGGATTTAGCTGTTAGATTGGTTTCTGTAGAAAGGCGATATTTGAGGTCCTCTATCTGCCGATCGTAAGTATTCTCTACCTCTTTTCTCATACGCTCGTCAGCATCTGATATAATCCGTATCTTGGCGTCTTCCGCATTACGAATAGCGTCTTTTTCAATCGATGCCGCTTCTTTCTGAGCGGCTATACCCTTTTTTAATGCCTCTTCCTGTTTGTCTGCCCTTTCTTTTCTCTGCCTGACTTCCAAAATAGTCGCTTGATCGTTTAGGTCCCTTTCATGCTTATACGCTTCCTCCCTCAATAGCTTCGCTTCATCTATTTGCTCTTTAGTAGCCTTTCGATTCCGTAGAATTTCATTATATGCCTTTTCAGCGAGTTCGGTCCTTTCTTTTGCAGCCTTCCGTCTGATTCTCAACACTTCTTCCTCTTTTTTTCCTTCTGCCTCTGCTACAGCGGCCGCTAATTCACTGTCCCTATCAAGCTGTCTTAACAGGCGATTGGTATAAGAAAGTTCGGCATTCAACTTAGCCTGTTCCTTACGAGCCTCCCCCGCACGTGTAGCAAACAAATACAATGCCCCGACGACTGTAACTAAGGCAGTAGCCAGCAATACATAGGGGTTGGCAGACGCTACCACATTAAAAACCTTTTGAGCCGCAGTAGCTGCTATTGTTCCTTTTGTACTTAACGCTTCGGCGGCAGTCTTAGCCTTTATTTGAGTGGTTCTTACAGAATCCATAATCGCCCCTAACTTATTTTGTACTATCCCCTCCCTAACAATGTTAGTGTTAACTTGCTGTACAATCGATAAAAGGGCTATGACTTTTTGCAAGGCTGCCGCTTGCTCTGCGTTTTCTTCGTTTTGTTGACCAAACATACCTAAAAGCATATTAGCCCCTAACAAGGACTGTGCAAGCCCCATACTGGATTTAGAGGCACCGTCTATACCCTCACTTAATTTTTCCAGTCCGGCGGTAGCCTTTTCATAGTTACCCACAGATCGGCGAAAATCTCCGGCGGCTTCTTCGGCCCTTTTAAGTTTCTCCCGTGTTTCCAATACCTGTGCACCAACTTTCTGGAACTCTTCACCGTCCATATCCAGGCTTTTCCATTTATCAACCAACTGAGACAATTCTATACGTAGAGCTTCTATTGAGTTTGCCTCAACGGTTTCAGCTTTAGCCCGCAACGTCGCCGCCCGCGTCGCATCTTTTAGCGCTTGGGTAGCTTTTATCTGTTCTTTAGTCGCGTCACTATTGACCTGCTTAGTTTTCTCAATGGTTTCCCGTATCTTCTTTGCAGCCTTTTCTTCCTCAGTCAAAGCCTGCACTTTTTCTTTAGTCGTTTTAGTGGTCTTAACCGTAGTTGCATTGGCCTCCTTCGCTACTTTATCGAAGTCCTCTAAAGCGTCTTTAAGTTTGGTAACTTCTTTTATTCTTTGCGATATACCGTTTATAATAAGGGTATACTCTTTCTTTCCATTGCTAGACATATCTCTATATTTTACGTATTAATTTTATTTCAGTTTTATTTCTCCCAGAAGGGTCATACCCCGATAGCTCTGCGATATAGTATAAATCGCCGTTAAACATGGCGTATGTAGTGCCGTTTAGGGCTTCATATTGCGCCGGAGACAGGTATCCTTCCGCCTTAGTATAGTGAGAGCTCCCGGTAATTAGAAGCGTGAAAAATCCATCGAGGATAGATAACTTTCCGCCTTTATAGTCCAGTGTTATTAGATCATTAGAATTAGTTACCTTAGCTACTGCAACGCTATCGCCATTGAAAGTAAAAGACGCTCCCAAGTCATTGAGTAAACCGCCGTATAACCAAAATCGTGGTGCCAGGTCTGTATAACTCTTACCTTGCGCCTCGCTATAGGGCATTTCGTTTACCCAAACATCATGTTTTGATATTATAGGCAGAGGAAGGGTAACACTACCGGTATCGCCTTTCCAGATAATATCTTTAAACCAGTTATATGAAAATTTGCTTTTTTGTTCTATTATCTTCTCTTCGGTAGCCCCCGTACTATACTCCCCTCCCCCGTCGTCATTAGTTAAAAAATACCCCTCTTCCTCCATATCTACAGTGAAACCTAACTTGTATAGTGAAGGTAACCCCAAAGGTGTATTAACCCTATCTCTAACAGATGTAACCCCATCCAGGTCAACATAAGAGCCATCATAAGATTTTCGGGTAGGCTTGGTATCCAGACTAAACGTGTCGTTACCTGTTTGGGAAAGACGTAGATTAAACGCCTTACAAAATTCCGTTATCCAATCGTCTACCTTGTCTTCCTGTGGCATAAATTTAAACAGGTCGATACGGTCCGATTCAAAAGTAGGGCTATCGTTCCAATCCAAAGTAGGTAACTTCCCTTGTTCCCTGTAATATCCCGGTATCCAGTCTTTATCCGATCGGAAAGGGGTTAGCTCCAATGAATAATTTATAGAATATATGGCAGGATAAGACACCGAAATAATAGATAATACTTCTCCCCCGTTAAGCCACGCTATCGCGCATACTTTACCCCTCGCAGTTCTATCCCCGGACACTAGGTCATAAGACACGGGGGTATTAACCAGAGCTACTTTATACTTATCCGTTTCTAATCTTATCCCTTCGCTATTGACTCGCATATACCCGGGGGAAGGAACTATAACTAAAGGCCTATCGCTTCCGGCGGCATCTACGTCCCAACTAAGAAAAGGGCTAGCTATCTGCGTTTGTGATGGTATATCACGGCTATCCATTGGATTAGACCTATCCGCGTTTTCTCCAAAAGGGTCACCTACCCCAAAACTAAAGCCCGTTATTATATTTTTATCCTGTGCGGCATCTATCAAGTGCACGGACTTTCCATCTGTTACACGTGGGTAATATCGCTCATCATCTTCCGGAGATTGGGGTAGATTATCTCGACAAAAAGTACCGTCTAATTTTTCAGAGCTTAGATCAGCATCTGGGGTACGGGTTAGTCGAATCTCTATTTGTTTCTTTTTTAATGTACTTGTTATCGCTTCTTCATACGTTACCCCCGTATCTTGATCTTTCATAACACACGAACCTGCCCCGCGGTACAAAATAGCCAGACTGGCAGCAAACTCTATCTTATAATACCCCGAGATCGGAACTACTATACGCGCGCCCGCGTTCCCCGGTCTGCCGTTTTCATAATAGGTTGGTATAAGATTCCCTCCGGGGTCCTCCTTGTGGCTAATGATCGAATTACTACCGGACATTACCTCAAAAACGTTTAGGTTAGGCTCATGCTGGCTAATACGCGCCGACTTTTCGCAGTGGCTATCTTTCGCCACGCAGTTAGTAGGAACGGCGTTTTGCCAAGTACCCTCTACTTTTATCCTTCCGTTACTTCTATAATTCCATGGTAACCCCTGCTTACCGTCGTCTTTGTGGCTCAGATACAATTCGCGTAACCGTAAATCACTAAACACGTTGCCGTTTAACTGAAATCCTTTTTTAGAGAAAGCCTCGCGTAGCAACATCAATACATTAACCGAAGGCGGCATATTATCAATCGAGAAAATAGTACTATCGTCCCATACGTTCCGGTCCGAATATATGCCATTTATGGCCCTTTTGGGAAGAACACCATACAGCACGTAGGGAAAGATAGCCTTTTGTGGCTCTGTAGCAGCCGCACGGTTATAACGGCTTACAGAAGTTGCCAGGCTATCAAATGGTAGCCAATGCCCGGTTAAGTCTTTCCAAGTGATACCGTTAAACACATCCTTTACCGTCTTGGGTGCAGGAATAACTAAGTTTCCTTTATATGCTCGCTCAGATATTTCGGATAGGCGAAAATTACCCATGAATATACGTACGCCTCCGGCTATTAATTCCGCAATATACATGCGAACAAATTTCCCCCGAGTTTCCTCAATATTCGCAAAACCGAATATTTCGTTATTCGCCGACGTAATCGGCAAAGTAACGCTATAGCTGTATTGTGCATCTTTTGCGCTCAGTTCTCCGGGGTTAATCAACTGCCTGTTAAGACGTACGCTAAAGTTATCTGTAAGATCGCACATACGCCCATCTATGTATAATTCAAATTCAGCCATTTACGTAACTTTCGCTTAATCGGTACTTGATAGTCGGTATCTGCATATCACGGTTTTCCGGGTCTATCGTTAACTTAAATTCCTCTATTATAATATAGTTGCCCTCCCCATCCAGAACAACGCGAGATAATGCCAACTCTTTAAGCCAGCGCGCCACGTCGTCAGATACCGGGGCCCCCTCTATAGTATAAGTATTATTCAACGAAGTACGCGCCACCATTTTCAAACCTTCCCCTTTACTGTAAGAAGGGGTAAGGCTGCGATTATAGGTATCCATTTCGTTGGATATGTCTTCTTTAATGGGAGCATCAAAATTAAACGTATCCCATCCCCCAAATTTATTTATAAAATACACAGGCCTCAACTGATGCAAAGAGGCGGGATGTATGCGATACTCCAACTCGTTAGAAATCATTTTAGTCCCATCGATCACCGAAACACGTACTATTCCTGTTTTAGGATACTTAGTTAATACGGAGTCTATGTCTAATAGGCAGGTACTAACTGACATCGTATTCAGTTCTGTCTTTGTCTGGGCCTCGATTGTTCCTAAAACAATGCCGCTCGTAGTTAATGCCTTATACAGTACTTTCAAATTAATAGGAACCGGGCCACTTTTTGCCCGGACCGCTTCTCCTACTAACCATGACGTATTAGAATTGATTGTTACCGATTGGCTTCCCCCGGAAGCAGGCAATAATAAAGACACCGGACTAACCGTAATATAAGGCACGCCTACAGCAAAAGAAAGGAACTCCTTTTGACCAGGAACATAGTAAGTTGTAGGTCTATCCGTTAATAGAGTAAATCCGTTAGCACTATACTGGTACCGAGACATATCCAAACTCTCCGACGGTAACGCATACCCTTGCAGGACATATAATGCCGGAGATTCGTAGACAATCGTCGTGTTGTCATCTTCTACTAATTTAGCAACTATCCTATAAGAATGCCCCGTACCTGTGTCAAACCAGCCCGGAGAAACCGGAGGAACATTGTATGAATTATACGAGTTAAATACCGAATTAAGATTAAACCATATCGGCCCATTTGAACACGATTTTTGTAAAGTAGCTAAATGATTGCCTTCACTGTCCTGTACATCGATCTCTATATAAGCATCGCTACCGTATTCTGTTACGCTAAACTGTATCCAGTTTGGCGCCCCCGTTAATGATATGTCTTCCGGGGTAATTGTTACCGTCGTCTTAGCCATTTCTTTAATTGTTAAAAAAGTTATCCAAATCGTCTACTATTGCAGCATATAATTTATCCGCCCAATCATCGTTAAACAACGTATCTAATTCTCGGTCCATCGTGGCGAATATCGGACGCCCTTCGTGCCCATCCCGCCAGATAGCATACGATATGGCGTACAAAGTACTCGCGTCGGTAGGTATGCCGTTTTTCTGCGCCCAATCTTTTAAGACACTGATAGGCGGTTTCTTTTTATACTTTGGCGGGCGCGTCCACTCCAAGAAAACTACATAATGATTAAACAGCGCCGTTATTACCGGGTCGCCATCATTAGCCGTAGCTATCGCCGCTTCTAAATCTCCATTAAGAGCGCTATTCCTTAGCGTATTACGTCCCGTTTTAGTGTTTACACTAATAGTATCGTCTTCCAAAATAGCAGAAGCCAACGCCAGTAAATCGCTGGCTATCCTATTAACGGCTAACTGTACCCCCTCCTTACTCATTGCGGTATAGTGAAATTAGGTAAGCCGTTTTTGTCGAATACCGCGTACCCGTCTGGATACTCTACAGTAAAGTCCGGCAACGCCTCAACGCTTTTAAACTGCTTATCCGGATTAAATACATTACCGCACCGGTCCACTGGGTTGGCTTGCAGTAGTTGGTAGGTAAAGCGCACGCCCGCAGCAGAATTATCATAATATTCCCGCAACGTTAAGAAGCTGAGACCGCCTACGCTTATCCCTGTTTCAGCGCGCAGCGCTGCTATCTTCTCTTTAAATTCCAGTCCAACAATAAAAGCGGCGCTTTGAATTGGTAACACATCTCTTTTTGTCGTAGGAATACCCAGTATATCAAGGTTAGCAGTATACCGTAGCACGTTATCCCCATCGGACTGCCCGTGTATCGGGTCATCCAGCCACACAAGTGGATGCGCCTCATTAGCTGCCCCCTTCTCTCGCCCTTCTCCATAAATAAAGGCGTTAATAACCTCGTGCTCACGAGCCAGTTTATAAAATAGATCAACTATTTGCATTCTATTTGTTTTTGTTTTTAGATAATGAACGATCTAACTTTCTTTGCGCTTCTTCGGCGTATTCCTTGTCTCTGCGGTATAATAAGTACGTAAAAACTTTTGTAACCGGTAACGCAGTAATACGGTCAAGGTTCTGTATGTCATCTCCCGCCAAATCCGCGATAACCTTATACCACCCCCAGGATAACGAAAACCCTCTGTATTCCGGGGCAATCGGCCGCAGGCTTGGGCCAGGTTTGAAAAGGTCTGTATACGTAGATCGCAGACGTCTTTGCAGCGTAAAAAAAAAGCAAGTACACCCAAAACCTTACTTACCGGCAATGCTGCAAACATCTCCCTACGCTCGTCATTGTTTTTGCAGTCATACTTCTCACCTACAGGGCGACAAACAATTGCCAATATATTAGAAAGTACGTTCTTACCCTGCTTCTGCACCTCGTCAATATCTACCCAGGCACCTAATGTTAATTCTTCCTCAATAGGTACAATGAACTTTACCCCCTCCACCTCAATAGTAGGGGAAGGCTCTGCGGGATTATTCTTAAAAAGAAAATCCAGATACCCTACAATCCGGTTAAACACTTCGGACGGCCACTCTAATAGTAGTTCTGAGTCTACGTTACATATATGGGCTACCCATTCAACCCGCTCACGGGCTGTAGAAGGCTCTTCATCGTAAAACGATTCGTAAAAGCCTAATGTAATATCGTCCCAACTTTCGGGTACGGATATTCTTGTATTATCGTATTCTAACTTCACCATACCCTAAAGACGAAAAACCTTTTTTTTCGTCTTTACTGAAAAAACGGTAATCAATGGAAGAAGAAAAGAAGAACCCGGGTAATTACGTAGTCGTAAACCTGGGCGCAGCAGATGAAAATCCGGCATACCCGAAGGTATCGCTAAACAAGTCCGCCGGCTGGGTCGCCTATGGGGTGAAAAACTTATTCCCGCAAGAAATAGTTAAGTTTAACAGCAAAAGCCCAGTAAACGGAAGTATCATAAAAAGCACTGTTACCTATATTTGCGGTAAAGGCGTACGGGATAGCGAGTCAAACAAAGGTAAATTCGTAGGTGTGCCGAATACGGGCGAAACCTGGGACGACCTAATAGAGAAAGTCGCGGTAGATTATAAGACCTTCGGGGGGTTCTACTGGCAGGTGATCGTTAACAAGGGAGGGTCTACGGTATCACTGTTTCATCAGGACTTTACGCAAGTGCGTATCGGGCAAATTTCCGAAACGGGCAAACCCGAAACGTTCCGAATATCGAAAGATTGGACGAAGACAAGCGGTAAGAATAAGCCGATAGAGTTACCCGTATGGCCGGGAAGCGTAAGCAAAGCTAAAAAGGGCGTAGCCTATATGTATTACCATTGGGACTATGCGCCGGGATTAGATTTTTACTGTGTACCGGAGTATTACGAAGCAATGGACTACGTTAAGGCAGACGGTGCGTTAGGTTCATTCTACAATAACAGCATAAACAACGGCTTTACACCCTCTGTAGTTATTAGCATGCCAAGTAACCCGGGGCCGGAGAAAAAGGCGGAGTTTCAAAAAGACATGGAAAGCGCTTTTGCTGGCTCAAAAGGAGCATCGGCTATCGTAATACTATGGGGCGAGAATGATAGCGTTAAGCCTGTTATTACTCCCTTTAATGCCAGCGCAAACGCCGACATATACAATAATGTTGAAGGTATTGTATTCCAAAAGATAGTAAGCGCCCACCGACTAAGCAGCCCTACCCTGGCAGGCGTATCTGGTTCAGGAAACCTAACCGGCAATGCTGCCGAAATAATCGATGCCTATATACTGTATAACTTTACCGTAGTGGAGAAACTACGCAGGAAAATACTCGATAGCCTGAATATCTTTACTAAAATAAATAAAACGGCACCCCTCGTTATCGACGAACTGGATGTTATAAAGAAGATACAAGAAAGCGATAACCCAGCTACGCCCACGACTTCCGAGGAGCTCCCCCAAACCCTAAGCAAGCCGGATAACCGGTTAGTACGTTATCTTAAAAAAATAGCAAAACGATGGAGATAGTTTTAATTAACGAAGCGCTATTTACAGAAAATAGCCCTATAAAAGAAAATACCATTATAACTAAATTTGTACCGTACATTGGTATCGCCCAAAAAATGTACATAGAGCGCATACTAGGCACACCGTTAACCGAAGAGCTCAAAGAACAGATACGGAAAGCCAGCCAAGAAGAAGCTAAGGGCGATGAAATTACGAAAGCTAACCAGGCGCTTATAATAGCGTTAGCCCCGGCACTTTCATTCTACGCCGTATACCAAGGCATACCCTTCCACTGGGCAGCGATAGTAAACAAAGGAATAACCATAAAGGAAAGCGAAAACAGTAAGGCCGTAGACATCAAAGACATCGCCCAGCTTAGACGATGGATTAAAGACGATGCGGCCGAACTGGCGAACGACCTTATCGAGTTCCTACAAAATAATCGTGATAAATACCCCTTGTGGCGACCAGGCAATAGCTGTACCGATAAAAAAGGTTCTGAGACAAATCCTATGGATGCCGGAATATTTATACCTAAAAGGCGTTAACTATGGACTGGATTGCGATAGGAACGATTATAGGAAGTACCGTCACAGCTTTAGGCGGTTTTGAATTTATAAAGTGGTGGTTTAACCGGGGAACATACTCTCGTAAAGAAGCTGTAGGAGTGAAAGCCGCAGAACAAAGCCTTTACGCAAAGGAAATAGACCGCTATGTAGAACGACTGGCCGACCGGGATGCAAAAGTAGATTCAATTTACCAGGAACTAAGAGAAACCCAAGGGCGAGAGCTGGCATTAATCGAAGAAATAAATAAATTAAAATTAGAAAAGCAGTTACTACTATACCAAAAATGCGAAGTAAGAGGATGCGCTAACCGAAAACCTCCGGGAGACTACTAACCTGGTGATATATTAAAAAGGCGACCTGATTAGGCCGCCCTTTCTTTTTTAAAGTAAAAGCTGTGTCTCACGACATGAAGTATCAAAGTTTCGCGGTTAATAGCTCTTGCCCGATTTCTCGGATGGCTTCACGTAACTTTGCATATTGTTTCTCGCTAGCTTTAGATAGGCCATTACGGTACTGACGCAACTGCGAAGCGTTAATACCCGCCTTTTCCGCTAACTTAGTAACGTTTATTATATTGAAATAGTCGAAAAACGATTCTAAATCGTACTTCCATTCTATTTCTAGATCAGGCGTCTCCTTACCCTCCTCGGTACGCATTTCCTTTATTTCCTTATAGCCCTGCAACAGATCAGCCCTGGCAGACTCAACAGTGTCACCATGACCAACCAGACCAAAATCTAAAGCGTCTCCGTCGTCGTCCACATAGCAAGAAAAATAGCCATCGCTTGCCCGTTCAATAATAACTGTAACTTTCATAATTCCTCCTTTGCTAAAATAAAGTAAAAGCCTGAACTATTAATATTCAGAAAGAGGGCGGGGGATTAAATCCCCGCCTTTTTCTTAATGCTACGTTCAGTCCCTTTAGGTACCTCGTGGCTCCCATGCCTCGGCACGATAACCGGCCTTTGAGTAATAGGGCTGTACCAAACGTCGTGATTAGCGCCGTGTCGGGTAATGTAGCAACCGGCAGCCTTTAGGGCCGCAACTAATTCTGAATACTTCATAATTTCAAAGAGCTTTTACTTTATAGACACAAAGATAACGTTTTCGTTATTCTCTGCCAAACAAAACCATAACAAAAACGTTATTTTTTAGACTTATTAACCTTAGCAATAATCCAAAAGACTCCCCCGCCTAAAGCCACGGTACCGATGTATACTAATATCTTTTCATACCAACGCAACGGCATACGTACAGGACGGTCTACAGCCTTATCAATATATACCGGATAAGGCGCGGGCTTCTCTGTTACCTTTTCGCTTTCCTTCACTTTGCCGGACACCTGGATAGTGTCGGTTTTATTAGTTATCATGTGCTCCATTGTTCCGCTATCACCGTGCCATATAGCCGTAGATATAGCGTACTTCGTTTCTACAATGCTGGTGGTATCAGGAACGACCTGTTTTATATACTCCCGCTCTAACTGCACGTCTATAATCGTGTCCCGCACTGTCTCTTTTACCGTTACTTTAGTCTCTACGGGAACATATATTTTTTTGGAGCATCCAGCCAGAAACCACATAACAAAAACCGGCCACAGGGCTAAAAACACATTTTTCATTTTAATATCTTTTTTAGGTTTTGGTAAATCGTCCAGCGATCGGATAAACCGTTATACCCGCCGTTCACCCTCTTCGTTAGTTCCTTAAAAGTTTCGTACTCTTTCGTCGGGTTATCCAAACCATCAGCCAAACGGTTAAGCCCGTTTGAATCCCAAAACCAAGCCGCAGAATATGCAGCGTATTCCGGCGTAGCCAGCAAAGCAGGATTATCTACGAAGTCTACACCCATAGGAAGGGCGTACATACCTTTCGTCGCAGCTGCATAATTATCCTTACCGGTTAACTGGATAAGCCCGCGCCCCCGGTACTTCCAACCATCGCCACTACCCTCGTCACCGTTCCCCATCCGACCGGCATACACGTAATTTGCTATCTTCTCCGGATTGCGAGCATAGGCCCGCGCCTTCACCGTGTCGAAACGTTTGGGCCATGTGGCCACTAACCCAGCGGCGCCGTAGTTCAAATTCTCCTCTACTAACCGTAACTGCCCGGACTCGTGCCCCACCATTGCCAGAAATGCTCGAAGACGTGAAGGCGTATTAATATTATACCGCATTGCTGCGCCATTCAAGAAGGGCAAGTATTTTGCCCTATTGTCAGCCGTACTCAACGGGTACGCCAGTCGTAAATTACTCTCTGATACTTGCATGATGTTTCATTTTTCACCTTCGAGCGGCAGTGCCTACCGTGACATCAAAGCCCGAAGAAATATTACTTAATCTATTTAGAAATACATATCTTTCCGCATCTTTTGCGTGGTTAAACTTGTCGATCGGTTTACCTGTATAATTACCGTCCAGGTCCTGACTGTACCGGTACTTCCGATTTTCGTCTATGCTGTTCAGTGATCTTTGCGTATAATGCTTTTTATACCGGTTCATCACTTTAATCCCCAGATCAATATCTTTATTATCCGAGGGCACAGCATTAATGCCCATATTTTTAAGCTCCCTGATACTTTTAGGTTCCGCCTTGTCGCATATTACTTCCGTATCGGTAAAGCCCGCAGCACGCACGGCAGCCGCTATATCGGGATTATCCATATTAAGACTGTACGCTATCTCGTCTATCCACACCTCGCCGCCTTCCCCCTGGACGACCAGCATTATAGCGGTAGGAGCCGACCAACCGAAGTCTACACCTATCCAATGTTTTTTCCATGTGTCACGCGGTGGAAGCCTGGGTACTATATCCCAGTTCTTTATTATCATACCTTCGTAACTGCCGGTTTCACCTAATATCATTACCCGATAATAATTATCATCTATACTGCCCTGATACTCTATTTCGGCAATTTGGGCGGCCGGCAACATGTCATTGTCTTTATATGTACTATGGATAAGTACAGTATCTTCACGCGGCAATACTTTACTATCTACCCAAAATTCATATAAAGGGTTATAGTCAAGTATTATCTTTTCGCCCGTACGTGAGGATAACTGCCGATATATGTCAAAAGGCACATTTATACACTCGTTGATATAGAGTATCTCACGGGCCGGACCGGTCACTTTTCCGGGCGTATCTGCGCTAAAAAACTCTATTGTACTTTGCCCTACCCGGTATTTGAAGTCAGTAGCATTCCAAGCGCTATCATCCCAAAGCCCATCAAGCTCTAACATCTTCCTAAAGTCCTTTATACACCCCCTTTTTAAGTGGGGCATAGTTTCGGATACGACCGATATAGTGCGGGGGATTTTCGATTCTCGGGCTATAATATAAAGCAACTGTAGAATAGACCATGTTTTAGAGGACCGCGTCCCCCCTTTGTTTACAATCGTACGCACCCCGGAACTTATGTATGTTGCAAGGTTCTTACTAAATACGTTTGTAGTGTCCATTATAACAGGCTCTTTAATACTTCCAGGTCTTCATCTGTCTTACTATCACGTACAGTCACTTTCATTACAGTCGCGCCCTTACTCGTAATATCCTGCTTGTCGGCTATGCCATTAAGGCGAGCCACCAGACCAGGAGAAAAGATACCCAGTGCCGCCCCCTCAATCTGCTGAGAGCGTACAATGTGCTCTATCCGTTCAATAGCCCCTATTAGTTCTATTTCGTCGGTAGTGGCTCTGCCCGCTTCCATCTTTTCAAGTAACTGCCTTTTTGCGGTACGGAAGTAACTGCCGGATACGCCTAAGTAAATGGTTAGCCCATCCATAGTATAAGGACGACCCAGCGGTACATCCGCCTCCTCGTACCCGCCTTTATACTTTACCAACTCTACTTTCTCCCAAGGGTGACGATCGCACCAATCGAAATACTTGTACGCTTCTTCAAGTAATAACGCAGCGTCGCCGAACAGCTTATCCCGCCCGTGCTTCGTACGAAGTCTCCAAAGTTGATTACCTGTTAAACGTTCCGACATACTTTACCAACTTATCACAACAGGCTTTCCCCGTCGTCTTTATTTGCACTCTCCCCCGCGCCTTCGGTATTACCCGGAGACTCGGGCGTTACTTTCTCTGTGGCGCCATCCTCATACATTCGCGCCTTACCGCCTACCTGCACAGTAACCCACGCCCCACGCGACGTTTTATAGGAACCCGGTTTTACGGCCGTACCGTCTGCATACTTAACCGTTCCTTTGTGTCCGTCGTCATCGGTAGGTATAAAGTCGATTGGCAAACCCTCGGCCATCGGTACACGTATAACGCCCTGTGCGGGTTCTGCGAATTGTGGGTTATTCAGGTCAGGATGTACCTCTGCCGACACCTCTTCCGTCGACACCGGTGGTATTGGCGGTACCTCCTTTGCTGCCAAATATTCGATATAGCCTTCCTGCCATCGTACCAACTCGCGCACACGATTACGCAGGCAGCTACTACATGTTTGTGGCCTTTCCTGCTTTCCGAACACTTCGTTATACGCAGCATAGACACGCGATACACTATACCGGTGTTGCTTACTTTCTTCAATCACGCCGTTAACCCGTTCCACAAGTCTCGGCGATACTTTGGAATAATCCGTTTTACTCATAAATTCTAAATTTTAATTTGATATATAAGAAGTTAATTAGCCCGGTTAATACACTGACAGCAACAATACCGTAGAGTACAGTAGTACGCATATCGGGATATTCATTACAAGGATGCAACGGCGCCGCGACAAACGCCAGCAACACGCCTAACAAAAGATTTACCCAAAACGTGAGGCAGCCCCTACAGTTAAATGGCTTGAACTGTAGCGGATGCCTCACAACTTCCGTAAAAAGCCATCCCAGCACATAGGCTAGGAAGGCGTTAAACACCGCCATCGCGGTAACTATGATTAAAAAACTTAGTGCCTCCATGCACTAAAGACGAAAAACTTTTTTTTCAGGCTAAAAGAGAAACGTAGTCACAATTTCCGAAGTGCTCTACTATGCCTTTCTTTACCCCGCCGACCCACATTTTCACCCTACTGCGGGGAATGCCTAACATGCGGGAAAGGAACGGATACGAAGCATTGGGATACAGTTCGGTATATATCTCAAATACCGTTGCGGCGGCACCGTCGTATCGGTTACGTACGTACCCTATTATCTCGTTACGCAGATTTTCTACTGCTTCTTCGTATCCCGCCGTATCCGCTTCTACGACCGTCACACCCGCTACATCTACTTCATCAGTCCGCAGGATGTTAGGCGATTTACGAGAATCCAGGAAAGTAGCACGATAGGTTTTGAGGAAGTACCGCAAATAGTCGTTAACGACCGTGCCGCCCCTCGCTATCGCATTATACCCACGTATCAACGCATCAGACGCCATATCTTCGCTATACTCGTTGCCGGGTATATACTGTTTTATCCGGTGCATATTATTTGCGTACCAGTTCATAAAATCACGCGCCTTAGCCTCGTTCTGAGGCGTCGGCTGAACTTCTTCTTTTCGTCTACCCATGTCTGTATTTATTTCTAAGTTCTTTTATTTCGTTCATTAAAAAAGTCTGGTTAGTCTCCTTAGACGCCAAGCGCTTACATACCTTGCCATCCCGTGTCCCCTTCACGATAAGCCGGTATACGTATATTTCCCGCAGTGCCCCGCGCCTCAATAGGCGCGCTACCGTCTGCTGGTAGTGCTCTAAATTCCACGTAGTCGAAAACCATACCATACGGCGGCCCCCGAATTGTAGGTTTAGGCCGTGCCCCGCCCCGGCGGGATGGATAAGCAAAAGACGTATTTTCCCGGCATTCCAATCCCTAAAGTCTTCTACGGTAGCTTTGCCCTTGCGTAACTCCCGCGCTTCCGGGAAAGCTGCCCGTATGCGGTCTATCTCGTGACGGAATTGATACACTACAATAAAATTTTCATCCGGGTACTTATCCAACAGCGTACGTAGCGCGTCTATCTTCACGGTATTGACTTCGTGCCAGGGACGCCCCGTACCTTCCCCATCTTCGTAAATCGCTCCACTACTTATCTGCAATAGTTTGTTTGTCAGATCGGCCGCTGTCTTGACCGTTACACTGGCTTCATCGCCAATAAAGTCCAGAACATACTGTTCTTCCAGGGTATCGTATACTTCACGGTCAAACGGCGTAAACATCAGTTCTATATCCTCCGTATGCAAGGCAGGCAACTCGATAAAGTCGCGTGTCTGCATGGTCAACGCTATGTCCTGTAGTTTATGCGCTATCACTTTAGGAGCTCCCGGACGGGGGATATACTCGTATACGATCATCCCGTTACCCCTTGTCGTGAAGTACTTATCTACGAACTTGCCAAACGTATCGCCCAGCCGCTCGCCTTCGTCAATCAGAACCATCTGCGCCCACAGGTCTACGTAGCCGTTAGGCGATGGCGTGCCGGTCATCCCTATACGGTAGTCTATCGTCTTAACCGCCCTGCGCAGTTTCTTGAAACGCTGGCTATCCCGCGACTTAAATAGACTTAACTCGTCCAATACGATACAGTCGTACGGCAACTCACCCGTATACTTGCCGTTCTTCTTTGTTATGTACCTGTCTATAAGCCAAGCTAAATTATCCACGCCTATAATGTATATTTCAGCATCGGCGTTAAGCGCCTTCACACGCTGTGCGGCAGTGCCGGCTATTACACTGTAGCGCGTACCTTCCAAATGTGCCCACGTCTCTAGCTCGTCGGGCCATGTGATGCGCGCCACTTTATCGGGAGCTACCACAAGCGTCTTAGTTATTGCCGCTTCGCGGTAGTGCATATCGTACAGGTAGCTGAGGGCAATAACCGTTTTGCTCAATGACATGCCCAGGAACAGGGCAGCCCGGGGATTGGCGTACAGGTGCTCGTAGGCTGTCTGCTGGTGCGGGTCTGTCTGGTAAGACCGGCCGCTTTTCTTGTTGTACAGCGTGCGTATCATAGGGATAGAATAAAGCCGGTTACAGACTCTTTGCTGTCTAACACCTCAACCCTAAAGCCCAGCGCACGCAAACGCTCGTGTACCCTGCGCTGGATAAGCGTAGGCTTTTCGCCCGGTGCCTTCAACTCCGCAAAAGCGATAGCGCCGCCAGGCAGCAATACTATGCGATCGGGAAAGCCGCGGAAGAATATCGGCGGGAACTTCACGCAAAGCCCGCCCAACGCTTCTACCTCCTTTACTAAAAACTTTTCTATTTTACGTTCTTCTGCCATTATTCGACACATACCGTTAAATGTTCTGCCAAGTACCGCAGTTTATCGCAGTACTCTTTATAGTCTCTTTCGTTAACTTTGTTCTTTCTGTGGTAGTCGAAGGGTACAGACCCATCATTGTAAAAGTAAACCCGGTCTATATCGCCTTTCTCGTCTCTTTGTACAAGTGCATCCCCCTCATCGTCTTTGCCCGCAAGCCCTATCAAAGTAGATTCAGTCGGGGCTCGGTTAAAACGAAAACGCCCGCTTATCCCCGAAACCGATATACTGCCATAATTACGATTAAATATAACCCAGTCGTTACCCTGCCTATCCATGCCATACGGCATCATCGTTCTAAAAAAGTCTGTTCGCATTTCTAAAAAATTATATATTAGCGGGAACACGCCCGCACCGTTTGACAAATGACAGAAGTATGACGAATGACGATAAATGACGCTCGAAAAACTTCTTTTTATCCTAAAGACGAAAAATTTCAAAATAGGTCGCTAAATATTTTTTATTATCTTCTATACTCCTGTAATTCTACTATATATTATTTTACGAGAAAAAAAAACATATATAAAACGTCATTTTCCGTCATTCCGTCATACTTTCGTCATGTCATTGCCGAAAAATGATTAAATATGACGGAATGACGATATTAAAAACATTTAATTATTTTAACTATTATACCTATTTGTCTAAACTATTCTCTTTTCGGGCAAAAATCACCTGCCCCTGCATCTTCTTCATGCTTCTAAATCCCATCCCGTTAAGCCTGTCTTTAAACGTCCGATTAGAACACGCCTTATACCCATTGTCCTGGCAGTACGTTTTATATTCGAAGTACATGTTTTGAAGTGTTTCGTACTCCGTGTCAGACGAAACATAGTTAAAGTCATCTGTAAACAGCGCTACACTATCCGACTCTTTACGGTAGTTCTCTGTCTGTGACTTTACACTGTCTGATATGGTGAAACCTTTCTGCGCCAATAACCTTTTCAGCCCGTCTATGACCCAGTTAAACACCCCGCTCAACTCTTTTGCTATTATCTTATCCGATAGGTTTAGGTCTTGCTCGCTTTCCGGTATCCTCTGGTTAAACGGAATTATTATAAACCTTCTGAAAAATGCGTCCGTCTGCTCCGTATCTTTAGGCAATAGGTTACAATTAAACATAAGCTTACCGTAGTCGTATAGATCGAAGGGGCGCTTATATATCTGCCTGGCGTCTACCGGTTCCCCACTCACCAACTTTTTAAACATATCCGTTTCCATCTTCCCGTTTATCTCGCTTGCGTAATTTAATAATCTGTTCGCAAGTTCCGCGCGCTGGTACTCGGAGCGGGTAAGCGTATCCAGTGGATAGTAGCTAATATTCTCTTTCCCTAGCAGGGCATTAACGATATTAAAAAAGACGCTCTTTCCATTGGCCCCACTACCATACAAAATAAGTGTTTTAGACAATTTAAGGTTCTTAGTAAAAACATAGCCCATAAATTCAGCAAGTACTTTGCGACAGTCTTCATCAGGGAGCACCCGTCTTAAATAAGCCTCAAATAGCGGACATTTCGCATCCGGGTCATAGTCAAAGGACAACTGATACTTTATAAAATCTTCCCGCTTATATTCTCTTAATACTTGTCCGCCCTCTGATACTTCAAACGTACCGTTTGCCAGATTGATAAGTACCGACTGCCTCTCTGTTGGAGTAGATAGATATGCCGAGGAAAGAAACTGCCTGTATAACTCGTCTTTAAATTTAAAATGTCTGGCATCTAATGCCGGTACTCCCATCTTTACAGCGGCGTTACTCAAAAAAGATTTTAGGTCCTCTTCGTCGGTAACCTGCCAGAAAGCACCCGTATAAGCATATATAAAACCGTCTTTCGTACACAGCCCCCAATCATGTTTTACCGCGGCTTTCATTATCTCGTCCACTACGATTACCTGGTATACATTTCTCGGAACAGCCGCTTTCGGTTTTAACTCTGCCCTTTCGTGAAAGTCAACCCATTCTACATAGTCCAGTAATTCGGCTAACACCTTTTGACACGTTTTACGGCGTATCTGATCGGCGGCCTCTTCCAATTCCGCATAGTCTTGTAGCGCTCTTTCCCGACGTTCTTCAGCAAAGATCCTTTTTACACTTTTACAAGTCTCGGCAAACTCCGCCATAGCCTTGTAACTCGGTAGCTTCGTTATCTCCGTATCCGGTTTGGCTTTTTCGTCCAGATCGGCGAACTTATGAAGCCGTACCAGGTCGAACGCATTAAGCAACTTACCGCCCGCTACGTCGGTGGCATGGTGCGAATATGCCAGTTTATTATCATAAACCACTAAGCCGCCGGATGTAGAACCACCTACAAGACTATAACGGTCGTGCCCCAGTTCCTCGCATGGCTCGTACACTTCGGTCAGGAACTCGGCTATAGCCTCGTCCATCGTGTAGGCCCTACAGAAAGCACCGACAATGCCGCCTTTATCTTCCGGGTCCTCCACCTTGCCGGAACCGTCACGCTTAACTACGTCCTTCACCCGTGAAGACACGGGCCACGTGGTTGGGTCCTGCCAGGCAGGCAACTCGGCTAACACTTCGTCCGCATCCATTATCGGCCCGTCCGTATAGTGAAATATAAACTCCCCGTCTTTGCTCGTGGATGGATAATACATCAAGCGGGTAGGCTGATAAGTCGTATCGTCGAACGCATCTATACCTAACCAACTGGCTACTACACGGGCGATCGCCTCGTACTCGTCCGGACTGACTTTACGGGATAACGGGAAGACAATACGTAAACGTGGGTCCTCCGGTGTATGCTTGTGCGTTGTATACATGCAGCCCGCGTACTCCATCAGTCCGAAGTCTATCCAAAGGTCAAGCGTACCGTAGTCCACATCCAGGCAGACGATCTGCCGGTAATCTACGTAACCCTTCTTGCGCCTACCCTCACGGAGATAACCGCCAACAAAACCGCCAACGTCCTTTATCTCCCCCTGCTTGTCTTTGCTGTAGGAGAAATACTGCTTTATTGTCTCACTGGTGCGCTCTGTCTGTGACAAGGTATTAACGATGTCCTGCCAGGTTGTACGCTTGTTCTGCCACTTCGTAGCACGGCAAGTACTTGCAGTGGCAATGTCTAAGGTGATGTTATTTTTTAGAGTTATCATACCAGCATATCTATATTTATATAGTTAAAAATATGGGCGAGCGTATCAACATTCCACCCGTTACCCAAAGTCCTATACCTATATGTCTTGGGTATCATTTCGGTATATCCTGCGGGTAGCCCCTGTAGTAATTCGCATTCTTCCGGCGTAAACTTGCGTATCAGGTATTCGCCGTCCGGGATAGAGATTTTATAAGGCATTACGCCTCTCTTATTTTGGATTGATATTACGCCATCAGTCACTATGTATACGTTGTTTTGCCAGTTGGATACGGTAATAGGCGGGCTTTTTTCGGTGACAGTAAAGCCGCCCTTATTATAACCTCTGGGCCTTTGATACAGTACAATGGGTTCGGCTACCATTGTGCGTTGTTTCCTTTCTAAACTATTCCAGATAACCGCACCGCCATAACTAGCGGTTAACGCCATACTTTTATTACCGTGTATACCATAGCCTTTTTTAATAATATCAGATAAAAAAATATTACGGTCTTCGGGTTGTTCAACGCCGGGTATATTAGTCCAGTATAACCTCTTACGAGTCTGAGCCGAGACTAAAGCACTATTGATTGATATGGGCATCACACCTAAAGTATCCGTAATTATGTCTTCGGCTTCTTTTGGCATACCTACGTTATTTTCTACTAAAAAATACCGTGGGTTAACCGTTTCTATCGCTTCGACCAAATACCAGAATAAAGAACTACGCTTACCTTTTAGCCCTTTCCGTTTTCCGGCTATGCTTAAGTCCTGACAAGGGAAACCACCCATAACGATATCGAAGCCTATAAATTCGGTAAAATCCCTGCCTACTACAGACCCGCAATGTTCTATGTCTGGAAAATTCCAGTTACTACAGTTAATAGCGTTTTGGTCTATCTCAAATGCGACGTAGCGAGACACAGGTATCCCCGCACGTTCCAAAGCCACTCGGCCACAACTAATACCGTCAAATAAACTTAATACCTTCATACTCCCGTAAGTTTTAACATCATGAAAGCGGCTAACATGCCGTAAGCCTCTATCCAATATCTTTTAGTCTCTTTCATAAGTCTAATCCTTTTTATAATATTTACTTATATATCCGTCACCCTTTAGCGGTAAGCCCTTTGCCCATGCGGGCCCCACGGACATTATATCATTCATCACATCCAACTTTTCAGCGGCTTCATTTTCCGGTACTTCGCATACTATTTCATCGTGGATGTGCATAAGTATCGGTAACCCTGCGTCATAGTATATACGCTGCATCGTATCGCATAGGCAATCACGGGCGATAGCCTGCGTAATGTTCTCTACCAAAGAGCCGCCGTACGTATCGGTTTTAACCCATATCTTTTTTACCTGGTCCATTCCCCAATAGCTAAGACGTCCTTTTTCCACGGACGCACCGTAATACGCCAGCCGCCTGCCGCTGGGTAGTTCGATGAAAAGGTAGCCACGGTCATAAGAAAAAATAAGGGAGCAATACTTTTTGCGTAGTACATACCTCGTCTTCTTCTCTATAACATGTTTAGCTGCGGCCTCGACTTCGCGCCAATATTTAACTATATTCGGATTAGCCGAACGCCACGCCTTTACAATTGCCGGTAACTCCCCTTCTGTCAAACCTTCACGTAACGCCCCCATAGCAATAAGAGCACCTACCGAACCCTGGTATCCCAAAGCCAGTGTAGCTACTTTACCTTTGGCTCGCAAGTCGCTGCCATGGCTAATCATTTCCAAAGGAACATGAAACATATTAGCGGCCGTAGCCTCGTAAATTTTACCGTGGGTATGGAATACATCTAACACCCATTCTCCCCCCGCCTCCCAAGCCAGTACCCGCGCCTCGATAGCCGAGAAGTCCGATACAACTAAAGAGTATCCGGGGGCGGCAACGAGCGCAGTGCGGGTTATACGGCTTATTACATCGGGCAAGTTATCATACAATAAATCGGCGATTCCTTTACGCACAGCCTCACGGGCGGTTTCAAGCCCTTTCTTTAATGTGCGTTTCAGGTTTTGTATCTGGACTCCTCTACCCGCAAATCGTCCGGTACGGTTAGCACCATAAAACTGTAGCAGCCCGCGTATACGCCCATCCTTGCACATGTATGCTAACATTGTATCGTACTTACTGATAGAGGTATTAGACGCAAGTTGGCGAAGCCGGAAAACACGTTGCACATGATCGGGTAACAAATCACCGTCCAGCGCATCCTTTAAGTAGTCCTTTCCAAGGCTGTGCACTTCGTATCCCAACTCCTGACAAAGCCAACGTTTTAGCTGTGGCAGGCTATTCGGATTATCTATACCGGTAATGTTAACGAGCTCATCGTGAACCTCTTTTGTAAATTCGTCATTCGCCTCTAACGCGGCTTTTATTAGTTCCAAATCTATAGTTATACCGGTGGCGTTAATAACCTGGTCCAGTACCCAGTTACCCCACTCCGTTTGTGACAGTCCAGGAAAACGCATAAGATACCGATATATCTCCATTTCCGTTTTAACATCCTGCCGGTTATACTCAGTGAATGCCGCCCATTTCTCATGCGCGTGCTCCGGTAAATTACGGGTTCTGCCTCCGTTACTCTTAGTTGGTTTACAGGGTTTACAGAAATAAGATATTAGGGCTTTACCGCGCGTATCCTTTTGCTCGGAAAGCCCTAATATCTGCCCTATCTTATCCAGGCTAAGCGGTAGCCCCAGATAAGCGGCTCCTATCATGGTACAAAACCACTGCGTTAAGTCCAGACTTAATCCGTAGTGGGTACCAATACAGACAAACTCAAAGTTTGCGTTATGCGCAATCTTCTGCACATCCGGGGCTGTTAGCGCCTTCCATACATCTGCGGGGATACTCTCACCGGGGAAAGTATCACCGGAAGTATCCAGCGCATAAACAGGCCCTTCGTCAAAACTATACGCGAAAAGAATAATACGAAAACTGGGGTCCTCCGCATAACGGTATACCCCAACATCGGATACATCCAGATCGCAATACGTTTCTATATCTATATGTAAATGCCTCATAGTGTAATATCAATTAGTTCGTTGCAAACTTCATCCGGGTAGTTATCCAGGATAATGCACCATAACCCTGTAGGAAGGCGAGCGGTTAGGATACCGCCCGGCCTTACCTCAAAAGTAACCCCGCTATGTTTGAGACGGCGTACTTTTGCAATTAACTGTTGATGTTCTTTTTTCATACTTCCATCCGTTAAGCTGGTATACTCGTTTCCTGGCAGTTTCCCGATCACTGTAAAGCGGTTCATTTCGTACAGGACTCAATCTCGCCGTAGTCCCATCTGAATAAACACAAACGCAAATCCTATACCCCCGTCCACACACTGAATATGAATATTCCCCTACTTTCATGTTTGGTTCCTTTCTAAATTGTTTTACGTTAAATGAAAATCAAATGTCCGCAACGCTTATTAGGGCAAATCGCAAACTTTTTTCCTTCTGTAATAGTGATAGTGTGCCATCTATGACACTTCTCACAAAAAATCTTCTTATTCATATTTATTCGGTTTTACGCAGTTATTTCAATTCCTTCTAACCATGCTTTTGGTAACATTGGCAACAAGTCGATAAGGCGCTCCAATGAATGCCATTGTTTTCCGGCAGCCTCGAAACTGTATTTTGTATACCACACAGAGCCCATATAATACTCACGTATCGATTTACGACAAAAACCAGCAGGCAGCGCCTTTTTATCCTTGAATAATACCTTGCAGGCATTCTGTACGTCGTAACCGTGCTTTTCCATCAAGTAATGGATATCGAACAGGACCTGTATAGCTTCTCTGTTCTTTTCCAGAAGGGCAAGCCCTTTTTGTGTGTATTCCCCGCCTTTATATTGGGGTTGTTGCCGTTTAGACCGGCTGGCCCGTCGCATTAATTCTTCTCGCATATTACCGGGAAAACTATATGTACACTTGAACCCTTGTTCGTTGATTCGCTCCGACACACATAAATTTTTCGAAAGACGGGCGTTCTCCAGTATATCCTCTATTTCCTTTTTTAATGATACGTTTCTCACCATACTTTTATAGTTAGGGGGTTAAATTCAAAGGGCGGCCGTTTCAAAGCCGCCCCCTTCCATTTGATTAGTGATTATGTTAAATCTTCATCGTCATAGTCGTCTGCACTTGCCTCAAAGCCGCCTAACCGCTCGCCATCCTCCATCTTCATAAGGCTATTAAGGAAGAAGCCGAACCCCTTAGTCTTGTTATTGAACGGATAGCAGACGATCACACCACGACAATAACAGCCACTATACACATCGTCCAAATCTATAATATCCTGCTTATCGGAATCAAATACTTTCGGCTGGTTCTTTGATGCGGCTTTAAGGAAGTAGCATCCCTCGTACTCGGCCGCCTCCGGATGTTCTTCCAGCCATTCATCCCCATCTCTCAGAGGGTTCCACAGTTTTGGACTAGTTAGAGGTAGCCCCTTAAATAGGCTTTCTTTATTCGACTGATATGCCGATTTAATAGCTGCTTTAATCTTTTCTACATCCGGGTGATCTTTAGGGATTAAGAAAGTAGTGTCGTACTTTTTTTCTCCATCTTCCTCAAAGCTAGACGGTTCTTTTATGTGCACGTAACTTACACGGTGCTTGCCTAAAACTACTTTTAAAGGATTCTTTTTGCTTTCTGTTGTTGCCATAATCTTAGTCTTTGTACGGAAGTCTTATTTCTTCGGGATGCGGCGTCCTCCGTACATTACTCGCCGCACTACCCGTATCTGATATGTTCGATATGTTGCGTTTACGCACCCACTTAACCGTATTGACATAGGCACCGTACGAGCCGGGTTCTAAGTATCGTACCCGGTAGCTCTTTTCGCTTTCTCCTATAATCTCGACACGAAGGCTATGCGCCGTATATCCGCCTTGAAAGTCAGTTAGTCGATAATTGTAAATCGCTGTTTTCATATCAAATATCATTTTGTTCATTAAACCTTATGTCCGATACCAAGCGGATTTTATAGGGATTATCCGCATTGCCTGTCGGTACGTAATTGCCTTTTGCATCCAGTTCGTAGCAGGCGGCTATGCGGCCGCCCGGATAGAGTTCAATACATTCGTAACTTTTGCCATCCAGCGTAAAGACCTGTAACGGCTCTAAATCTGTTAACTTCATTACGTTTTCTCCTTTTTCTTTGCCGGCATTCCTCGCGCCATAATTAACCTGCCTACCCATATACCTAGGTTAACTAAATCCTGTTTGGTGCGTAACACCATATCAAGAATAAGGCACATATCATCGCCTGTGACATCAGAAGAAGCGTACGCCCTTCCGCCACTTGGGTCGTCAGGCTGGCGATCAACAACGCCTATAAAGAACTTAACTCCCTCCTCTTTCAGTGCTTCGACGGCATTGTCGATAATCTGGTTAATCCGGTTTTGTTTTCTTTCGTTCTGACTCATTGTTATTTACGTTAAATCATTTTCAACATCGTACTCGTCAGCCGCAGAAGCCCCCACCGCGGGACGTGCATCGTCTTCCGGTGCTAACTGCGGGTTACCGGGTAGCGTTACTACTTGATCAGCAAACAACTCTTTAAACTTCTTAGGGCCTACCATCTTTTCGATAGCCGTTAAAGTCTTTAGAGATGAATCAAAAATTGCATCGCTGTCGTAGTTCTCACCTAGCAGGATGTCTACTACATCGTCTTCGTTTTTAAAGGAGCGCTTACTACGCCCGGCCACCAGCTTAAAGCCCGGTACCTTCTTACCGTTTTTTAAATTAGCGAGTGTTTCGGCTTCTATCTTCTTTACCCACGAAGCCACTAACGGGCCATACGTCAATACAGTAGCGGTATCCGCAGGAGTCATTACTCTTTTATCCTTTATCGCCTTCACATCCGCGAAACGGTCGTAATATGCTTTGCACGAAGTTCGGGCCTTGCAGAACAGGCAGTGATTACCGGGGACAAAATCTCCCATACCCGCTATAGCTACTTTGGCCTTTGGCCCTAACTCGTTTTCGGCCCATAGTAATAGGTCCTTCCGAGATAGCTCCCAATTAGAGGCGCCACCGGCACGAGGCTGGTAGATGTGCATTACTACCGTCTCCGCATTCGACTTACTTTCCAGCAGTGCCCCCAAGGCGTATATCATTAGCTGTTTATTACCGGTAGCCGTAACCCTCTGTCCGGCTCCATACTTAAAGTCTGTTACGTGAATAACTTCGGGTTTTATACCGGTAGCGTCCGCAGTACCATAACCCAGAGGAATATACTTAGTCACGTCGTACTTATGCTCGATAAGGATTTTACCTCCATTATCCATTACATAACTTACATAATCCTCGCAGTGCTGGTACATCTCTTTAAACTCGGTCGGCTTATCCTGCCCCTGGTAATAGGCGTTTACCCGATCTTCCAGACTAGACAACATCCCGTTAAAAGTCTTTTGCGGACCTTTGAAAAGACCGGCACGCGCACTAAGCAGCAACGCCGCTAATTCATGCGCTAACGTACCCTCTTCTGCGTACGGGCTCTCCTCGTCCGGTATCTGTTCTTCAAACCGGGCGGAAGGCGTACAGACAAGCCACCTGTACGCCGCCGACGGGGATAATATTGCGTGTTCACCTGCCATTAGTCCAGTGCTGGGAAAATGTCGGTAGCGGCTTCACCGGCACCGTAACGGGTAATAGCATCAAAAAACGCATCGTACTGCTCTGTCGCCAGTTCAGAAGCACGGCCGGCATCGAAATTCGCAAGCAAAAACTTAATGTCCGCGCTTTTACCTTTCTTTGTATGCTTCGTAACTTCTGCTTTGATCGCTTCTAATTTAGCATCATCGTCCAAGTCTGAGAACGCAGGCTTTTCAGCGGCCGCTGCCGGTTTTGAAGCGGCGGGACGCGGTGTCTTTGTCGTTGCAGCAGGTGCAGCAGGCTTAGCAGGTACCTCGGGTTTCGCGGGGGACTCCGGTTTAACCTCTTCTACTTTTTCCGTGCTTAGCAACTTCGCACTAGTAGCCATAAAGCCTCTAGTTAAAAAAGCCATAGTTTGTTGTCCTAACTCAATGTTTACATTCACTGTTACTTCCATAATCTTTTATTTTTAATTGGTTATTACTTGCGCATTTTGCGCCCTTATTTAAATGTCTTATCAGATAAACCGCCGCTCCCAGATTAACCAGAACGACGCTGTAATAGGCTAGAGTTGCACCCGCAGAACCTCCGTCAAACTCCGTACAGGACATCATTAACGAAAGAGTAAGGTATCCTCCCAGCAGGAGTCTTTTAGATTTCATATTGCCCTCCCTTCTAACTCGGCCTCGGCCCGTTTTAAGGCGGCAATCTCCAACCGACTGAAATAGATTGGTGAGTTTTTCGCTATGCCTCTACGGGTGCCTTTTATATTTCCTTTTTTAATGTGGAAATCCAACCATCGCCGCCCAGCAATTTCGCAGGCCTCCCTATAGTTCACGTCGTCAAAAGAAGGGTTCTGTAGCTTTAGGATAGCCAGTGCGCCAAGTTCAGCGCCTTTCATTAAATCCCGTTTTAAAAAGAATAGATCGCCCATATCACTTTACTTGTTACGAGTTACTACAATCGACTCAGTCCCCACCGATACCGAAAAGGATTTGCCGGTATCACTCCCCAATGAAGCAGCGGTAGAGCGAACACTACTCGGGATGTACTCTCCCTTCGGGAGGGTTAATTCTTCTTTGACCTTTAAAGAGTCTAAGGCCCCGCGTACATTAAGTTTTTCCGTTGTTACCATATTTATTTATATATTTATTTATATATTTGGCTGTTTATTTATTTGTTGATGCAAATATATGAATTAAGTTCATATAAGAACGTAATTCATATGAACTATTTTCATATACAAACAGTTAAATTATGTTTTATGCCTATAAATCAAGAGTTTAAAAAAATTATAGATCGAATTAAATATGAATATTCTATCAACCAAGCTCAGATAGCTGACAGGTTAGGAGTTAAAAAGACATATCTTTCTGATATGATAAACGGGCGTGTACCCTATAATGAAACGATGGCTAAAAAGATAGGGGAAGCCTTTCCTCCGCAAATAAATGGCGGTGACACGCATGTCACCAAAACACCTTATACACCCAATGCTCACGTTATAGAGAATATAGAGTACGTAAATATCCCATTAGTGCCGGTACGTGCTCGATGCGGGTACTTATCCAGCTTCGGCGATCAACAATACATAGACAGCTTACCTACCATACCCGTTATAATCGACAGGGCCTATCACGGAAGATACATGGTATTTGAAGCAGATGGTGACAGCATGGACGACGGTAGTAGTAGCGCAATACGTGATGGAGATAAACTCCTATGTAGGGAAGTGCAGAGACATCTATGGCTCCCTAAGCTACATTATAATGATTGGTACTTTGTCGTAGTACATAAGACGGAAGGAATTTCTATAAAACAGATTATAGACCAAGACGAGCAGGGTAATATCCGGTGTCACTCTTTGAACCCATTATTTAACGATTACACGTTAAATCTAGATGACGTATCGGAATTATATAATGTAGTTAAGGTAGTAGAGCGAAGTATGCGATTATAATCATTTTGTAGCATGCGAAAAAAAGAGCTGTAGATTTGGGTCTCTACAACTCTTTTTTTTAAAGCTTTTCTATCTCATTAAGTAGTCTTATTAATGGACGACCTATTGCATGGGCTAGATTTACAGGAACCGCGTTACCAATTTGCTTGTATTGTGCCGATATATTCCCAGCAAAATTCCAATTATCTGGGAAAGTTTGTATCCTGGCATATTCTCTTACAGTCAAAGGTCTTGTTTCAGTAGGATGGCATCTCTCTGTCTGCTTCTGTGCTGGGGCGCATGTCAGAGTCAGTGAAGGCTCGTCTAAAGATAATCTTCTAGCGATACCTGTCTTACCGCCTTCTAATTCAAAACTTTTACCCATATACTCCCTTTGAATATTGAGGGGCAGATCTTTCCAATACCCCCCCATTGGTATCAACTCCATTACCCTCCTTTTCTTTTCAGGATATTTTTGTCCTTCAGAAATCGGAACATTGGTTTCATATAGTTCCCCAGCGTATAAAGCATCACGCAAATTCATAATTCTATAGTAAGGGGAAGGCCAATGGAATCGTACCTTATTTGCATATTCATTCCTTATTGCGATAATGATTAGCCTTTCTCTTTTTTGTGGAACCTTATATTTTATGGCCTGAAGAACACGTGGTTCTACAAGAGTGTATCCTAATTCATTGATAGTATTTTTAATAACATTGAATGTGTTCCCTCTATCATGTGAGAGCAGTCCTTTTACATTCTCACAGAAAACAACTTTTGGTTTTATATCTTGTATGGCTCGTGCTAATTCAAAAAATAAAGTTCCCCTTGTATCTTCAAACCCTCCCTTATTTCCTGCATAACTAAAGGCTTGGCAAGGAAATCCACCTGTTAAAAGATCAACTAAGCCTTCATATTCTTTGAAATCAATATTATGGATATCATCATTAATAATATTCCATTCAGGTCTATTTCTCTTTAATGTTTCACAGGCATATCTATCAATTTCATTTAGCATTAAATGGTGAAAACCTGCTTTTTCCATACCAAGAGCCAATCCACCACCACCAGCAAAGAGTTCTATACTTGTATACTTTCTTATAGGTTTTATTTCAAGCTCTTCATCCCATCTTGATTTTATCATTTCCTTTATTTCGGGAACCTCTTTTAAATCCTCGGCATTAAAGAACTTATTTCCCTCTTTATCCTTTCGGGGTACAAACTTTCCGTTTTGTTCCCAAAGCAATAAAGTTCTTTTAGATACGCCCATTATATCGGCGAAATTTGTATAGCTTATTTTCATCTTAAAATTCATTAAAGCCCTCGTAAGTACTAAATGCAAGGAGATACAGGCTCTTGTAAAAGTTTGTTTTATCAAGTTCGTCATAGACGGTATTTACAAGTTTTGCCGAGGGCTCTTCTTCAAGAACATCGTCTAATATCATTGGTAATGCTCGGCAAAGTTTTAGAAATGCATATTTATCGTTATATACTATTTCATAGAATTTGTCTATGGAAACTTTCCTTATTCTACTGTTGGAATATTGTCTTTTCCTTCCGTTCTCATCAATAGTAATACCCCATGTGTCGTCACCGGATCTTTTCGCTATTACTTCAACAAGCATACATTTCGCCTGATCATCTTCTAATATCTTATGTTGCATTTTTATATATGTACTTGATGCACTGGCCGAGTTCATTGTATTATGTTTATTTTTCATTTCTACATATATATGTAGATTGTCATTTATTATATCAAACCCACCCTCTTGGCCATTGTCTGGTACTACCCAATTATTCCCGGCATGTTTAAATATGTGCTGATGGAAATAACCTATTCTATTATTATTAGTCTTATCTATCTGGCGCATACATTCGGCTGTTATAGTTTCTTCTATTGTTTGGCCGTAAATCTTTGAATCGAATGTTAGCTTTATAGGGTCTATTATATTCTTGTTGAATGATCTTAAATCAATCTCACGGCTATACTGCAACATTGTTGCCTTCACATGGTTAAAAATTAGTTCATCAGATATGAACCCTAAATCATAATGTCTCATATTATATCTTTGTATTTACTTTTATATATGTCAAGCCTTTTGTTAGAGCAAATATAATAGTTCTAATTCGGACCAGTCAAACAGGTCCAGAACCTTTTTATTTGCATTCCATATTACAGACCAGTCCCGATCTATATAAATGTCTGTAACCCTCATTTCTTTGTCTACGTGGTTTAGCGCTTCGTGTACGGTCGCTTTATCTATGCCTACTGCTGCCGATCGGGCTATAGTTGCCCAGGAATGTCGGGCAGCATAATAAGTCAAGCCCTCTATTCCAATAACCTCGCCTACCCTTTTCAATCCCTCGTTTATCGCTCGGTTAAATGACTTTTCATTAGCGTAAAGCAGATAAAAATTAAACATACGTTTCCCGTAAGGATCCTTATACTTGTCGAGCAAGAACGCCGCAGGGGATTCCAGACGTACGCGCATTTCCGCCCTGTCATCCCTTCGCGTCTCAGTTTTCTTTCGGTTATAGGTAAGAACGTTGCCTTTCGCCGGAGGCGCATTAAACAGATCAGCGCTATTCATCCCAATGAAAATAAAGGAAAGTAGAAAACAGTCCTTAGCTATATTCTCCTTTTTCCGCTTAGACACTTCTTTAACGTAGGGCAAGTTTATTATAGCCTGTATCTTCTCAACCGGAATAGCACGTTTTTTAGTTGTTGCCGACACCTTTACTTTGAAACGGTCAAACGGAGAGTACGGGATATTAATAATCCCCCTGTCTTCGTCATTATATTCGTCCTTTGCCTGGTTATACAGTTTGCGGATACACGACATGTACAAAGACACAGCCCGGTTTCCTTTTGTACGTTTCGGAGCCTCTTTAACGTCTTTCCGATTACTTCCCCTACGGCTGGGATCCTTTTCTATAAAGACCTCAAAGCTCCGCAAAAATGCTACTGTTATATCCGAGATGTCCAGTGCATTACCTGCATAGCGTCGCAGGGTATTAATAGCAGCCTTATAGATTCGGGCGGTACCTTCCGATAAGCCGGGTATCTTCCCTTGTGCGTACTCTATGAAGTCTAATCGGAATGTATCACCACCGGTTAAACGATATTTCAGTTTATCTACCAGTGCATCTATAGGCATCTCTAATATTTCCATACCGAAGCCGTTACAGATAGCACGGCACTTACTTACTATATCTTCACTTATGTCAAGTACTTGGGTATTCTTGATTTTTCCTCGTTTTGTTACTTCATGCTCCGTTACAAATAGGTTCGTCGAAAACCGACGTACCTCCCGGTTATGGGTAACACGAATGCGCACATTATAGGTACCATCCCGGCGTTTATTTTGTATCTCAGCTTTAAAAGTAGGCATATCACATCAACATTATATCAACTTTGAGCTGCAAAGGTACACAAAAGTATGATTATTCACCCGAAAAAGTTGACATGAAGAATATATTATCTCCTCAAATAAAAGTGAATAATACTCAAAATGGTATTTTTTAGTCATTTTTTGGGCGTTAGTATTGTATATTTCAAGATTAATCGCCATCTTTGCGCCGTACTTAATAAGAGGGGGGTTAGCTCATCTGGCTAGAGCGTAACACTGGCAGTGTTAAGGTGATCGGTTCGAGTCCGATACTCTCCACACCCAATTAATAAAAATAGTAAATATTTCATCATTAAAGTGGGGAAATCCGTGAGGACTTCCCCATTTTGTTTTTTCCAGGATTTACCACAGAGTATACCGGTATACAACATTATATACGAAACAGGACAAAAAACGAAGGCGATAGTGTTAGTTATTAGAGTTAACGAAACATGGAACGGAGTCTATTCCAGAAGCCCTCCGTTTTTTCCTCGTTCGCCTTATATTTTTCGATCATCTCGCTGGTTTCTTTCTTATATCTGTCCAGCGATGCCCCCATTTCGTCTAAGCTCGCTATACCTTCTATTATCATCTCCACTTCGTCTTTGGCCGCCGGCTCAGTTCCGGTTTCGACCTCTTCGTTTTCCAGCTTCCCGGCATCCGGCATTGTCTCCCCGGACATCGCGAACTTCGCCTCCGTCGCCGCCATCATCTCTTTCCACGCCCCGCTTTGAGCATAGTTTTCGTCTACCAGCGCTTTTATCTGGAGCTGCCGTATTTCCTGCGCTTCCTTCCGCGACACCACCTCCACGTCTCTACCAAAATATGTTCGGGCACACCTTTCAAATTCGCTCTCGATTTTCCTCCAAGCGCCCTTTTCGCCCAGTCTGCTTTTGAAGCTATTTTCCGTGCTATTGTATTTATACATTTCCCTCTCCAGACGGGCGACCCTCGTAATCAGTTCCCGGCGCTGAGCCCGCAGTTCCATTTCACGGATATGCAAATTTCCCACCTCGTCCGACAGTTCCTGCAGGCTTTCATCCTCTCCGGTGTTTCCGGCCTCCCCCACGTTTGGGCACTTTTCCCATTTGAGAAGTCGTTTTTTGAGTCTCTCTACGCGCTTCTCGTTCTCCCGGTTTTTCTCTTTCAGCCGTTCGCACCGTTCAATGTAATATATCTCCTTGTCGCGCAGGTCACTGCACATCCGATTAGCGTCTTCATGGTTCTGCCTTGCTCTCAGCAGCGTATGCTCCATTTCCTTAAAAGAGTCGCGGCTTCGTTCAAGGTCGGTTTGGAGACGCTTGATAAGTTCGTCCGAGCTTTCGGGCAGCCTCCTGGTCACCTTCCTGTACGCTATGAGGTAGTCTTTTACAGATTCAAATCCCATTTCCCGAGCTATCCGATACAGAGGGGCGGCTGTGAAGGCACTGTTGAACAGTTTTCGATCTTCGGTGTTCAGCTTGTCAATCATCACGCAGAGTAGTCGGTGCAGAACGGGGAGGAAATCATCCAGAAGACGCATCTTGAGTCCGGCATCTTCGTCTGCACGCAGTTCCGCCTCGATGCGCTGCTCAAACTTCGCGCAAAGTTGCTCGTAATTGGTTTTCAGGTGCGCCAACCGTTTTTCTTTCTCTACCAATTCGCACACGCTCCCGTCATCAATCAGCACCACGCTGCCCACAACGGAAGTGGTGATTTGGCTTTCACGTACCCACGCTATCACTCTCTCTACACTGATTCCATATTTATCAGATATACTTTTTACTGACTTCCAATCGGCCAT